TTTATAGATCCTGACTACGCTGAGGACTTACTGGATACTCTGGACGAGGATGAAGCTCAGATATACGTCTATGGCAAGTCCAGGGTTGCATGTACTAACTTGTCTTCATCATGCTCAACCGGGTAATCGTTTCTCTCTGGGTTGTAGGAGTAGAAGAAGTAGTCACTCCCTATCCTCCCCGACTTGCCATAGACGTATATCTGAGCTTCATCCTCGTCCAGAGTATCCAGTAAGTCCTCAGCGTACTCAGGATCTATAAACGGGTTATCAAAGCTAGTGGCAATGCGCTTGACTAGCTTCCCACTTTTGAAGTGCCTTGATTCGAACTCCTCCAGCCAGCCGTAATCATCTTCTGGGGTTCCACTAAAGACTATCTGCTTTACCGGCGTACCAGCTACCCTGCGGCGTCCCATGAACTGCTTGATGATTGGATACTGGATCAGAGAGAAACGATTACCCGGTTGAGCATGATGAAGACAAGTTAGTACATGCAACCCTGGACTTTAACGTAGGCAATATGCACTGTGGGTTTGGGCATGTGTTTGGCGAGGGGAAGAGTAAGCAGTTAGGCTACTTCTCAGAGATGAACCTCAAGGGTGAGAAGGGTGATACAGAGAACGCGGGGAGGGAGATCATCGAGAGGTACGCCAAGGAAAAGGACTCCGAAGGCTACTACACAGGGGTCTTAGTAACCTGTGACGCCTCTGGCAAGGCACGTAAGACTACAGGCCTGTCAGACGTAAAAACTTTAGACAAACTCGGGTTGAGGGTTAGGTACAGCACAGCCAATCCTCGTATCAAGAGAAGCCAGCTAATCACTAATGGGCTCTTGGCGCGGGTGAAGATTTTGATTAATCCTACTGAGTGTCCTATACTCAAGAAGGATTTGAAGATGGTTAAACAGAAAGAGGACTTCGAGATAGACAAGAAGAACACTAAATTAACTCACATGAGTGATGGATTACGGTACTGGGTATATCATGAGTATCCAGACTTCCTTGACAGAACCAGTGATAAGCGCTGGAAAACGGTGAGGTACTGATGAAGATAGTCAGCGAATTAGAGATTTTAAACGAAGAAGTGAGGAAAGAAATCCTCCAAGAGATTGAGATTGAATCCGACGCGGAGAGGCGTAAAGAGGAACACGAGAAACGCCGCCGAGTGATGGATGACAACACTAGAGAGTTTGCCTTGAGGATGCTCAAAGAGGAGTTCTCAGCCAACACTGCTAGGCAGATGGAACACCGCACCCCTAACTTCTCACTGATGAAGAAGATCGTTAGTAAGAAGGCTAGGGTTTACAAAGACACTCCTTTGAGGGAGCCGGTAGAGGATCAGAAGGAGCAGAAGAAGAAGATAGACGCCTTTGTAAATGCAGTGGGCTTAGATGAGTTCATGAAGAACGTTAACACTGACGTAGAGGCTCACAGGAACATTCTAGTTAAGGTAATGCCTTTCGTGGATCGTAGGGCCTCTGAGGGGTTAAAAAACCCCATCATGAAGATAGGTTTAGAGTCCATGAATCCTGAGAGTTGGGATGTGATCGTAGACCCTGGAAACCCTAAAGAGCCTATGGTTGTTATACTTTCCTTCTTTGACAGTGATATTGACTTCATTCAAGGGTATCGGAGAGGTGATAATAAGATCGGGCTGGTAGCAGACGCACCTGCTGATAAAGGCCGTAAAACAAGGGCTGACGCAGCTAAGAAGAAGCAGTATGTGTGGTGGTCTGATAACTTCCACTTCACTACTAACTTCTCAGGCGAGGTCATACAAGCAGTATCACGGGTAGTGATACAGCAACCCACAGAGGAAGAGTTAGCTAACCCTTGGGGACGGCTTCCCTTTGTGTCGATTGTTAAGGATCAGCGGGCGGGGTTTTGGTCTGAAGGTGGAGACCAATTATCAGACAACGCTATTCTGCTACTAGTACTGCTTGCAGACCTTAATTTCACATCTAAAATGCAAGCCTTTGGGTATGGGTATATCATCGGCACAGATCCCCCCAAAGAAGTGACTTCAGGACCGGGTAATTTCCTGATCATGAAACAGAAAGAAGGCGAGGAGAGGCCGGAGATAGGCTTTGCAAGCCCCAATGCCCAGTTAGGGGAGCAGATGAACTTGATTGAGCAGTTCGTACAGTTCGCCCTTACCTCAGAAGGCTTAGAACCTGGAGATGTGACAGGCAAGCTAGATAGTGTGAAGTCAGCAACCTCTGGGATTCAAGAGATTGTGAAGCGCTCAGAGCCTTTGACGGCGGTGGAGGATGAGCAACAGTTATACAAGGACAAAGAGCCTGAGATATTACAAGTGGCGGCAAGCCAGATGAGTGTGTTGGAGGAGAAGAAACAGCTCTCCGAGGAGTTAAAAGACGCTGTAGGACTGGCTGAGGATGTGGACTACAACCTCTTATTTGAACGCCCCGCCCCTATAGTTACTGAGTTGGAGAAGTTCAACGAGATCAAAGCCAAGAGAGAAAGCAAGCTATTCACTGAGTTGATGCTTGCGAGATTGGCTCACCCGGACATGAAAGACAAAGAGATAGAAAAGCTCTTGGCAGAACTCAGAGAAGAGAAGTTAGCCAATATTAAAGACTTCGGTATACCCAAGAAGGATGATGACGATGACCCCGAAGATCCAAAGAAGGATGAACCAGACGAGTAAACCATGCCTGTCAATAAATCAGTCGTTACGAAGGTAACCCGTCTAAACCTGACGGGAATATCTCTGGCGGATAGGGCCGATGCCAAGCAAGAGGTTCTAGACTTCCTCGTAGAGCAGTCTCTAGTAGACTTCTCTAAAGCTAAATCTCCAGTCACGGGCAGAGGGTTCAAACCTTTGTCTAAAGAGTATCTGGCTGTGAAGGCCGAATTTACATCCTCTCGGAAAGCTAACATGGAACAGCGGGGGGATATGCTTGATGCCTTTGAGGGTAAGCTTAGAGCGGGGAATCAGATCGAAGTAGGGTTCTTTGAATCAAGCCAAGCGATCAAGGCCTTTAACCATAATAGGGGTGACACTCTCCCTAAACGTCAGTTAGTACCAGAAGCCAAACAGCGGTATAGAGCAGGTATAAGGGCAGAGGTAGAGGGTATCCTGGAAGGGTTTAGAGATGCCGGTGACGATTAAGATTGACCTGAGAGACTTGAGAAGGCGGATCATAGCCAGTCAAAAAGAGTTCGCTAGAAGTGTGCCTAAGACCTTCGGCAAAGACATTAACGACGAGATCCAAGCGGGTAAATCTCCGGTAAAGGGTAAAGCCAGATTCTCCAGATACAAGCCTTCCTACACCCAAGCAATCAAAAAGAAACGCCTTCCTGAGAAAAATAAACGCATACGGCCTGTTAATCTGACTCTGAGCGGAGACATGCTCAAGACACAGCGCATTAGACAAACAGGTAGGAAGGTCAATGTCAAATACACAAGTCCTATTGCAGTATTCCACAATGAAGGCACTCCGAATATGGACAGACGGGCCATACTTCCAGACGGTCGGGAGGAGTTCTCGCGCACTCTCACAAACAAATTAGTACGTCAAGCACAAAAAGCAGTTGACAAGAAATTAATTCGTAGGTAGATTACACCCCGTAGTAGTCCTGTGGACTACACCACTACAAGCGGTGCTTACAGTGAAAGGGAGGATACATGCCAGAGATTGACGAAGCCGAATTGACAGCCCTGAAAGAAAAGGCTGGCAAAGCAGATGACGCTGAGAAGCGGGCCACAGATGCGGGCAAGTTTAAAGATGACATGCTCAAGTACAAGGACCAGCTCAAAGAGCTTCAAGATACCAATGCTACTAGGGATGCCGACGACGAGAAAAAGAAACAGGCCATTCTAGTAGAGCAGGGCAAATACAAAGACCTGCACGTAGCATCTGAGAAGAAGGCTGAAGACGCCGAAAAGCGGGCTGATGATCTCTTAAAAGGCACTGAAAGTTTCATGGTGACCAAAGAGATAGAGCTACACGCTAAAGATGCAGGGATCTTAGAAGGCTCGATTAAGGATTTGAGGTTGCTTGACCGGGAAGGTTTGGAGGTCAAGCGCAATGGTGATGACATCGAAGTGCTTGGTGCCAAAGACTGGATTGCCAAGCAGAAGAAGCTCAGACCGAATTGGTTTTCTGAGAAAGACGGGGTTACTTTTAACGACCCCAAAAAAGGCGGCGGTGGAGGCAAAGGAACTAAAGAGCGCCCTTACGCTGACAAGACTTGGGTTGAGCTTGCAAAGATTAAGTACGA